CGATTGCTATCACCGCTTCTTGATTTTTGTTATGATCCATGATTATTTATTGTAATATAAAACTTTTCTAAACGTTCGGCAACTGAGCCGGTTAAATTAATTATTGGTATGTTTATTTGATTAATATACTGATCAAACAAATCTACTATCTCATCTCTAAATTGTGTATTAATGCTCCTTACTCCGTCGTCTACTATCTCAAACTCAGGCTTAAGATAAAAAATATAATCGTAACGATCCTTATAATGATTAAAAACATTAACAGCATAATCAAATACCCACTTCTCTAGATTACCTTGAAGATAAAGCCAGTGAGTATAAACTACTCCATCTATAGCGCATCTATCCATAATAGCATTTTCATAAAGAAGGTTCTTAATATGCTCATTCATTATAAGTAACTGCGTAGTATTACTTCCTGCTTCATTTATCCTCAGACCTTTCTTAACCATTCTACGAGTAATCTCATCGATGAATTCGTAGTTATACCTATAGTTTTCGTTCGATTTAATAGCATCAAGTAGAGTAGTCTTACCTGTTGATTGAGCTCCTGTGAATGATACTTTCATTACCTAAAGATACGAATTAAAATTGATTAAAGCCAATGCCTTGTTAAAAAATCTACCCATAATTTTACTGAGGTTTTATGTAGTTGCTCAAACATCTGATCTATAGTTAGGTCTTTAATAGAAACTTCAACCCCTCTTAAAACAGGACCTTCATCTACTCCTGCTGTTACTTTGTGAATAACACAGCCGGTAGTCTCTAGATTTAAATTCCAAGCTTTCATCTGAGGATCCTTCCCTTTAAGTTCCGGGTATTTAGATATTAAGCCTGGATGTCCGTTAAACATAGTTGAATATTCTCTAATGATTGATTCAGGAATAACCCTCAACCATCCATGTAGAGTAATTACATAAATATCTTCCGGACCTATTGCTTCAGAGAGTACCTGTCTATATTCATCCTCAGTTGGTTTATTGGAGATGAAGGTAACAGGCTTACCTTTTAACTTAGCAGTAACAGTCCTCAGATGCTCTGGTCGGATATTACTAACTATAACATCCGGCCAACGACCCATCTGCTCACTCAGTTCAACGATCTCAGATCCGGTCTGCGAAAAAAAAAACTACCCATTTTGCAGGTTTATGTATTGTGTTTATCATATTATTTTAAATATAAGTACTTAGTTTTTTGATTGCAACTTCCTAGTCTTATTATTTCTAGAAGTCCATTCTCCCTGACTTCTAAGTAGCCCAGCTTCCTTAATTATACGGAGGGGTGTTGATTCACTTTTAAACCCTAACTCTTCACCTATTTTTTTACATGATTTCCAATCTACACTATAAGCTTTTTTTATATACTCTATTTGCTGTTCTGTAAGGTTGGGGTTTCGAGATCCTTTTATCAGTCCTTTTTTAAGCATCTCTTTCTGAACCTGGTTTATTTTATCTTTAGTGTAGAGCCCTTCTTCTATTAAATGTCTTTTACAGAGGTATAATGATATTCCTGTAGCCTCAGCAAGAAACTTCAAACCTTTTATTTCTAACATACCCCATGTTTCCACTATTGTAGTTTTTTGTTCCTGTGTTAGAGGTATGTAAGATGGGTTATCACTTCCTTTAAGTTTCGGGCGTTGCATCTTTTTAATAATGTCTACCTTATTTGGATGCTTCGATAAGGTATCTCCACCTTCTCCCCCAGCAGTTATGTTTAAAGAACCTTCCATTATTATCCAATAACATTCTCGCTCATTTAAGGTTGTTTCACACAGTATACCTTCTTCCAAAATTTGCAACTTAAGACGCTCAGGGTTCTTATTATAAATTCTCTGCAACCTCGTATTGTGGTGTCTATTTAGACTTAACAACCTTAAATGCTCTTTAAATCTTCTCTCAGCTTTTTTTACTGTTTTACCTACATAAGCGTCTCCGGTCTGTATATCAACTATTTTATAGATTACCATCTATTATAAATAGTCTGTTTTTTCTCAAACCGGACATGATTACTTAGCCATTCCACCACCTTCTGAAAAGATTGATGTTATTACCTAAAAGCCACCTATCAACATTCTCAGCAGGCCAATTAATTAACTCAAATAACTTCTGAGTTTCTTTAGTCTTTAATCCTTCAGGAGGGTACATAACATCCTTAATAGCATGTACTACCGGGTTAGATGTATCCATTGAGTAGATCCAATCATAACCTTCATAAAATTGCCCTTCCTGAGGTAATGCACATCCAAGTAAGTGGTGCGGCTTATCTTTATTGATTACTTTATCTTTCACAAGCATTCCAAGCAAAGCAACTCTACCCATCATCCAGCTAACTAATTTATTAGAATGTGGAACCAGCTCCTCATACAGAGAATAATCGAATGAGATAGCAATCATATCAACTCCAAGCCTGTCTAATGCTTCATAGCATTTCATAATCTCGTAATAAGTCTTACCCTGAACTACTCCGATTGATTTACCTTTAGTCTTTGGTTTGTAGAATTCCATCCACTTACTTGCATTGTAGATAGTCTTAGGTCTATCCTCTAAAGCATCCGGAATGATATACCAGGTTGGTTGTAATTTATTAGTCCAATCAGAGAATTGCTGCATATCAAAAGCCTCTCCTAATTCAAAGATTGAATTATCTAAAATAACTTCTCTGCCTTGATCAATTGCGTTGATAAAGAGCTTATGATAGGATTCATTCTCCTCTAGTAGATGCACCAAAGCATAATCATAATCAGTCCTAGCTTGAACGTAATCAAAAAGACCTATAGGAGATTCGTGAGCAATCTTTATCATAGGACTTATTCTAATACTTTTAAGATTTTAGACCTATTAACTCCAATTACTGTGAAGTTAGACTCGCCTGTAAACTCAACGTAGATTTTAGCTTCAGCATCTGTTGCTGATACTGCATCAACTAAATAAAGTTCCTTTACTTTCTGTACACGACCTCGGTCGTTTTCGTGCTCTAGCTGCACCGTTACTTGCCAATATTCCATTTTGTCTTATTATTATTTACAACTATACCCTTTAACGAACTCATAAAATTCTGCTCTTGCTGAATCTTCTTCTAAGAAACATCCAGATAATTTAGAAGTCTTCATAGAAGCTCCTGAATGCTTAACTCCCCTACATGATACGCAGTTGTGGGTTGCTTCAACCATCACACCTACTCCTAAGTTACCTTCACAGATTTTATTTACTGCATTGTGAACTGCAACCGTATACTGCTCCTGAATAGTACCTCTGCGTCCGAAGTACTCAACGATTCTATTTAACTTAGATAAGCCGATAACCTTTCCATCCTTAGAAGGAACATACCCGATATGAACTCTGCCTTGGATTGTTTGGTGGTGATGAGAGCACATTGAGGTAATTGGAATATTGCCTTCGAATACTATCCCGTCATATCCATCAGAAGGAAACGCCGTAACTGCATCCATCGTATCATAACGACCCTTCCAAAGGTCAAAGACATAAGCCTTAGCAACTCGTCTAGGAGTCTCTGAAGAATTAGGATCATTCCTCCAATCACAACCTAATGCGTCTAAGAACTGACCATAAGCTTTTTCTGCTTTCTCAACCATTTTCCATTTCTCTTTTTCGGTGAACGGATAACCGGGTGCCTTGCCATTAGCAAAACCTAAACCCGCTAATTCAAGACCGTCTGAAAATTCTTTTAAATCCATTTGTATAATATAATATTAATTTTTTAATAATGCAACTTATAACCCAGAAGGAGTATTTCTTTCTGAGTTATGTAGTACTGTATTGGTTTGATGAATAATAGTATCCTTCGGGTGAGCGGCTGGATTACAGAATGTATTCGTTTTATAATAGTAAACCGGTCCTTCGTACTCGTAAGTCTCATTTTCAACAAGAGGATTACCAAGTTCGATCTTAGTAGGTCTAGTTATTCTCCTAGGTCCATTATAAGATCTGAAATTAGTCTCTAAAGTTCTACACCAATTCCCGCTCGGTAGTTGAATCTCACAAGCCCAAGCAGTATTAAAATCGTATTCTAATTTACCAGTATTACCTCTTTTTTCTCCCATACCTAAAGATACGAACTATTTAGGTAATAAGCCAGCCTTTTCTATTTCAGTCCAAACCCTAACCTTCCAAAGGTCAACGGTTGCTCCTTCGATAAACGATTCACCTCTCATGGTTGCTTTTGATAGCTGCACAATGCACATATCAAACATCCTATCTGCTAAGGTTAGATTACCTTCTTTAACGTTCTGTCTTCCTAATTTAAATTTTTCCTTGATTGTCATAACTTTTTTTTATTTTCTTTTTAGTTTTGTTTTCTTTTTCTCGTTCCTCAACCACAAGCTGAATATCTAAAGATATCAGCATGCACATTGCTTTAACTTGTGCCGGATAATACTGCATCATCTCCAGCAGCACTCCCTGATCCATTGAATCAAAAAACTCAGATGGATCGGAGAAGTCCTGTTGCTTCTTCTTAGTCTTCCTCATCTACTGGGATAACTGTCTTCTTAGGTTTAACCCTTCTTTTTAGATCTTCTAAGTAGATTCTTAAGACTTGTAGCTTCTCTTGGTTTGTTGATTTGCTCATATTAAAATAATTCTTTTAAGTGTTCTCTCTGTACTACTTCTTTTAATCTCTGAGAGTAGTTTGATCCTTCTGCATAAGATGCATCAAGGGCTGCGTAATAATATTCTTCAGTACCTACTCCTCCAAGGTACCTGCATTGATAAAAGGCGTAATCGTAAACTGATTCCTGCCAGGTAGTATAATAAGCATGATTGAGATTAGTACCTTGAGCGGTATTAATCCTTGCTCCTGCTTGCTTCATTCCAAATAGATTATGATTCTGCTTGAAGACATCACTCTTCCAATGCCCAGTCTCAAGTATTGATTGTGCCATTACAATATGTGGGTACTTAATGCTTAAGTCTTTTAGCAAAGTAACTAACTTATCCTTAGTAAATTTATTCTCTTCTGCCCGTAAATCAACAACAATCATTTCTTTCTCTAAAGTCGATAGATGCTTAATTGCTGTTAGTCTACCGATAATAAAGGTTAGTACTATTAAAACTAATACTGTTGTTAGGCTGATGTAGAACTTTTTGAGATCCTTTACCAACTTTAATTCTTCATAATCTATTTTATAAAACATAACTTCTTATTTTTCTTTAAATATACGAACTTTAATTCAGAAAGGCAACTAAAATAAATCTAAAGGATTCTTTTTTAGTGTATAACCTTTTAGTTTCTGATTGATTTCATCTTGTTTGAGTAACTGAGAAGCTATTCTATCAAGATGCTTTCTCTTTTCTTTTTCCTTATTCTCAAGAATCTTATCGTGTTTCTCTCTTTTCATATGTGACTTATAAAATCATCTTCAGGAGGCTGTTCATCTATTAATCCAAGTTCCTTTAGTCTCTCAAGCTGATACTCATCAAGATCCCATTCTGGTTCTTCTTGTTTATAAATAGTAAGATGATCTTCAAGTCCTTGAATTTGTCTTTTGTCAAACACATCACCGACTGTAAGGAAATAACAGTTGTAGCAAAGTAATTCAAGGTTCTCCACCCTGTAATTCTTTTTGTTAGAGTCTTTAAAATGCATCAATAAAGGCATCTTATAATCTAAAACTCGTCTCTCTTGAAAATTACAACGGTCACATTTCTCAAGCAGGTACCCTTCAGTGATCAACTTGTTTCTAATCTTCTCGGGAGTAAAAGAATGCGGTGAAGCATTCCCGTCAATGATTTCCTGTAAGGAAGGTTCCCCTGTCTTACCAACCAAGAACTTTGGAATGCCGGTACCGGATTGATTCTTATGCTTCTCAAAAAGACATAGCCCAGTCTCTTCATCCTTATATTCCCTTGCATATTTTTTATAATGCACAAAGGAGACAGAGAGGTACCTGGCTGCAGCTCGATTAGACTTCGTCCGCGACATTGCCGACAAAATCATATCCTTTGAGAGAAACTTAATCTTCACCATCTTGTACCGGGCTATCTTCAGGGAAGATAAAGCCTATCTGCTCATCTTTTCCAAAGATATACTCATACTCATCTGCTTCCATAATAATCAGATCGTTAAAAGTATCTTCTCCTTCACCCTTAACAACCGTTACCGATCGTTTCATCCTAGAGTTAGAACAACTAACACAGGTGGTTGCACCCGGAAGGGCTTTCAAACGTCCCTCAGGGATCTCTTCTTTACATTTACTACATTGTACTGTCATAACTTATTATTTGTTTCTATTATAACCTAAAGATACGAACCAGAATTCAGATAAGCAACTATTATAAATCAAATTTAAAAACAATATACTCATAAAGATCACCCGGAGTTTCAAATTTATATTGATCACCATCCTCATCCTCCCAGGCCATTACTTCTCCGGCAGCATTCTTTCTTTCATAAACATACCACCAAAGTATATCAGCAACCTCCTCCGTGAATGCGAAGGCAAGTATCTCACCCATCATATCCCAGTAAGGCTCCACAATAGAGGTAGTATCTATTTTAGTTAGTTCAAAAATCTTATGCTCATTCTGAGCTAATTTTTCAATCTTAGATAGCATCTTAGTGAAGAGCTTCTTCTCTTCTTTTAGGATCTTATCCTCAGTTACGTCAATGACTTTAAATTTAACCTTGAAGGTTTCATCTAATGCTTTTTTAATTAACTCAAAACTTTCCATCTGTTATTGGTGTTATGTTAAATAAATCCACAAAGACATTCACAGTAAGTCCTTTCATGGCTGCAAAGAAGATTGCTGCATCTTGTGAACTTTGGAATATTCCTGAGTTAATAATCTCCTGGCTGGGGTCGTTCTTGCTGTAGAATCCAAATTTCATAATTTGTCTATCAGTGCTTTGATCTCTATACATTTTAAATAGTCCTCCTCTTGTTCATAAATATTTAAGATAGTAGTAAGGATTTTTTTATATTGCTTCTTTTCAATTGCAAGGTCTAGATTGTAGTAAACTAGTCTGAATAAAGATAATTCAGGTCTATCAGTTAGGACTGCTTCAGATACTCTCTCTAGTACTTCAGTTTTAATTACAGTTTGAAATTCAGGGGACTGTAGTGTATTGTAGAATTCATCTTTGATATCTTCCTCTTCGTCAAAGTACACCTCAAGGTGAATTGGTATATCTATTTTTTTCATAGTAGTTTTGAATTATTAATTGGATTGTGTTTTGAGTATTGACCCCATTTGTATTTAAAATACTCATGACAGGCTTGCTCTTTAATTACTTTAGATTGCTTCTCTTCCGGGGTTGCTTCTGTACCTACTGAAACGAAATGGTAGAAATGACAAGCATATGTTCTAAGCATCTTCATTCCTGATAGTTCACATTTAAGAAAGAAATCCCAATCAACTACCCAGGCACCTGGATAAGATTCATCCCAGCCTCCAACGCGTAAGTAATCTGTCTTAGACATAAATATTGGTAAAGTTGATCCTGACTCTTCAATCCTATTGTCAATAACAGTATATTCATATTCCCAAAAATCATTTATGTTAAACGTCTTAGGATCTCTACCTAAATTATTAATATGGAATTGTTTAAACATAGAAGGAATAGGTTCAATTTGATTAGGTGCTAATACACTCCCTGGTTTATGCTGTTCAAGTAATACTTCATCCCATGCTTCCGGAAAGACATTATCATCATTTACAATCAGGATCTTATCAAATTCAGCATTATAAACTCCTAAGTTGGTTGCTCTAGAAAGTCCGGCATTCTCTTCTAAAATTAAGACTTGAATGTCTTGTTTATACTTCTCAAGAACCTCTCTATTAACCTCGTAGAACCCATCTACTACTACTATGATTTGGTTATTGTGTCGTTGTCCAATGATTGCAGACCTTAAACAAACATCAAGCACTTCAGGCTCTTTGTATGTAGGGATGATTACTGAGATCATATTTGACTCCAATCTGTTAGAGGGGTTAACCAAGCAGTTTCTCCATGAGTGGAGTAGCCGGGAATAGAACTTATTAATAATTCTCCCTGCTCTCTTAAATCTAAGAACATTTTGAAATCTTCTGGATAAGTTCCTTGGGTATATTTTCGAAGGGTTGGTTCTGTTCTTACTAATTTTTTCACAGTGCTTGCAAAGGTCATCGTAGTTGAGTTTGTTATTTTCCAATGAGTTGATTCTGTTAAATATACTCTAGTATCTTCTGCCCCTCCTTCACAGTATGGGTTCCCTCCTTGACTTGGTGGTAGATACTTATCCGGATGATCGTATAAAGATACGAACGAAGCTCCTAATTCCAAACCTTCTAGAATAATTCTATCTGAGTTTGGTTTATGTAGATAATCATTCTCTAGGAAGTAAACAACCTCCTCATCTGCTAATTGTAATGCTTCATCTAAAGCTAGATTAAAAGTTCCAGCACCATGACCAACAGAAACGTACTTTATATTAAGAACATACCTTTCAAGCATCTGCTTAGTTGCCTCTGATACATTATCAGCGATTACTAGCCAGTCATGCTTCTCTGTTGAGAAAGTATCTAATGCATTTAGTAAACAAGCTTCATTGTTTATATAGTTAGGCTTTACTTTATTATAGCCTGAGTCAGATATCCTATAAATTATTTTCATAAGTTAAAATGTTTTAGTATTAGTTTAATCATCTGGTCTGTTTGTTCGTATTGATCTTTATCTGCTTGATGCATCTCATCAAGGAGTTTACCTGTTGTCTGATTTGCATGTTCAAGATCATCAAGACCGTAAGCTACTCCAAGTTTAAATACCTTAGCTTCTTCTTTTGTTAAATCTTTATAAGGTACAATAACTGATTCACATCCGCATGCAACTGCAATAACACTTAGGTAAGTTTCTAAATCATAGGAATAGAACCTTTTGGATTTGTTAAATATCTGCAGGAGTTCCTCATCAGAGATTGTGAATGGAATCTCAATTGCATCTGGTGGGTGTATTATATTCAAGTTACTTACCTCGTGATGTTTCTTCCTATAAGTAAAACAAGCCTCAGTATTCCTCTCCAAGTTTAAATCCTTAAAGTAGTTTAATTTAGTTTCTCGGATAGTTAATATATTCTTATCTCGTAACCCATCATACCATAAGTCATCATGGTATAACCAAAAATCACTATCTTCCCAGCTTGCCATATAATTATCATACTCAGGTAAATGGTATCGATTTAAAATATACCTAACAACATTTTTCACCCCTGCCGGGTTGCCTGGTTGTATTTCTGGGTAGATCACAATATCATTCTCAGGATTTATTTCAGATAGTATTTGAGATTTATACTCCGGGTTTACTATGTAGTAAGGACCTTCAGCAAACCTGCCGAAAGGGTAAAGGTAGGCATCGTATCCTAATGTTAATAATATATCGCAGAGTTTATGCAATACCACTACTCCTCCAATAGAAGGAGAGTAAGATGGGCTAGTTATTACTATTCGTGTCATTTTAAAAGTTGTTCTATTCTTATTTTAGCATAATCAAAAACCTTAGCCTTGAACAGCTCTCTTTGATCTGGGATTGTTTTAAAAGATAAGAACTTTTTATAATAATTGCCAAATCCTTCTTGTAAAACTCCTGTGGAGTATTCAAAGATTGTTCTACCTTCTAGTAAATATTGTTGGAAGTCTCCTCCGTGTGCTTTAAAGGTACCGGTTACTAGGAGTGTATACCAGTCCCAGGAACCATACCCCTCCCATTCATCCCAGACTGGAACTAATTTTTCATAAAAGGCTTTGTTGTATAAATCAAACCATCCTGCATACTTACTGTATGTGATTGGCTTTAAGCTTAACTCTGATGAGCTGTAGGTATCATTATGTATTATATCAAAGCTATCAATTTCGTACCAGGTATCATAAGGAACATCCTTGTATAGCGGATTCACCAAATCATCCCAGCTTGTATCCCAGAGTTTAGATATTTGTGGAGTTATAACAAAGTACTCGTTAGTTATCTGCCCAGCTGCTTGAATTATTGTACCTAGTAGTGTTTCATTGAAATACATATCCGGACAGAAGACTATGTAATGATCAACTTCTTCTGAGATTGCTTCTCTCTGTAGATTCAAATGTCCGTATAGTTTATCCCCCTCATAGGTTCTTTTTATGTGTGTATAATCTACCAGTAGTTTTGATATCTGATCGTATTTTTCTATAAAGAATGCTTTAGGTAGTTTTGAAGATTCCCAATCTAGTATGTATGTAGACAAGTTTAAGACTGTCTCGATCTGAATATTTACCCCTTCTGGCAAATGGTATTTTGATTTTTTTAATTGTGCGAAGGATAGATGTGCATAATCTATCTCCCAAGGCATTATATGATAAAGTATTTTAATATTCATTCTTTAGTTTAATGTAAGTGTTTTTTATGCCTTGTTCCAATCCTATGTATTTTATTTTTAGGTCTGTAAACTCTCCGGTATATCCTGGGTGGGTATTTTTATCTTCTAGTAGTATTTCTGTTTTGTAATCTGCTAAGTCGTTAATAAGATTCCCTAATTCAAATAAAGTTTTTTTATCTTTATAAACACAATCAAGCTCAGCCGGAGGAGTTTCATTTTCTAAATAATAATCTACAACTGAGATCAGATCCTGCATATAGAAAAAATCCATGAGCTTACTGGTGTATACTACCATAGATTCTTTCTGAAGGTATTTTCTTATATTTGATTTAATAAATCTGGTTTCTAGTTCGTTTTCATCAAACACAGCAAAGATTCTTAAGTTATAAAAAGTAGCTTGCCCTTTAATAGATTCTCTGATTACCTTCTTACTAAATCCGTAAGGGGTTGTTAATGTATCAGCTCCGGATCCAAAATGTAAAAGTTTACCAAACCCTCTTTTATTTGCAAGGAGGTTGTAGTACATTTGTAGATTGCTATCGAGCACTTCAGGGGTATCTTGTACTAATCTATGCCCTCCTTCAACTGCACAATGTAGGACTGCATCGAAGTAATTATCCTCAAAAAATTCACTAACCTCAGTACTATCAGTCAAATTAATATCTTGACGAGTTAATGTAGTTATTGAATGTTTATCTTTTAAATTAGCAGCTAAAGATTTACCTACATACCCATTAGCACCTGTAACTAGAAGCCTCATTTTTATCTTTTGATCTGTTTAGACTTTTCACTAATATCTATAAGCATTTCTTTCTTTAATGTATCAAAAGAGACAAGCGGGGACATTTCCTCAATAGGTGGTGCAAAGATTGAATCATCAGAAGCTACAGCCACGCCTTTAACTTTTGGAATAAAATCCTGTTCCGGATCCATAAATACTTCAATTAAACACGGACCTGTTGGGTAGTCTATTGTATCTAGATCTTCTAACTTATTTACGCTTAAGTAAGGTAAATCAAATCCATAAGCTAATTTTTTAAAATCAGGAAGTACGATCCCAGTAGCTTTGTTGACAGCATTATACTTTCCTTTGAATAACATTTTTTGAGTATGTTTGATCATAAGGTACCCATCATTGTTAAATACAAAGATCTTAACAGGCAGCTGGTGCTGAACAATGGTCTGTATCTCCTGTAAGTTCATCATGATACCGCCATCACAATTTAAGCAAGTGATAGACTTAGAAGGTTCAGCAAAAGCTGCTCCAATTGCTAGAGGTAGTCCAACTCCCATCTCACCTAAACCCTGACTTGTAAACATGGTTTGATTCTCTTTTAAGTCACAGGCCTGATGTCCGCTTAATAACCCTGTCCCCATATCAGTAACTATTATCTCAGTATCTGATAAGGTCTGGGTAAGTTTATTGACGAAACTATAAGAATTAACATACTTGTCGTTTTTATAATCTTCACTTAGTATTGGATAGTCTTCCCGGTATTTATTGCATCTATCCACCCAGTTGTTAATCTGATTAAGTTTTAGGTTAGAAAGTGTTTCTACTAAAGCATCTAAAACCATACCACAGTCATGGTTATATTTTACTGTTCGTGGATGTTTATACAATTCATCTTCATCAATATCAATTACTACAATCTTAGCATGTCTGGCAAATTGACTGAAATCATAACCTACTTGCGGGAGTGCTAACCTACTTCCGAAAACAATTACTAAATCACTATTCTGAACTATAAAATTAGCTGCTCTTTGTCCGTACAGGCCAAATCTACCAAAATGACTTTTGTGTTGAGTAGGTAGTAAATCAATACCTGACCAGCTTAGTAAGGTTGGTATTCTGGTAGCGTTAATAAACTGCTGAAATTTAGCCTTACTTCCGCTCAACTTAACTCCCATACCTCCCAATATCACCGGTCTTTCGGAGTTATTAAGTAGGTTAATGATATCATCAGCGTGAGAATAAGCATCGGTAACTCTTATTGATTTTAGGTTTATATGCTTCCAATCTCTTTTCTCTATTTGTTTTGATTGAATATCAAACGGAATATCTAACCAAGTAGGGCCAGGTCTTCCAGATACGCTTGTATTATAAAGTGTCTCTAATTCATCTTGAATAATTTCTGGATCTAGAACCACATTACTATATTTAGTAACATCCTGAACCATTTTATAAGCATGAAAGCCTTGTGTGCCAAACATACGAAAGCCATCGTGTGCTTTTAAATACCCGCTTGATTCTTGACCTGAAATAATAAAGCCTGGTATTGAATCAGCCCAGTTGCTAACAACACCTGTTACGGCGTTACTAGCTCCTGCACCTGCTGTTACAATAGCAGCACTTATTCTTCCTGATGCTCGATAATAAGCACCCATTGCCATTACAGCAGCTTGTTCATGATGAGTACAGATTATTTTTGTATAACCTAGCTTTTCAATCGAATCAAAGATGTGGGAATTAGCTGAGCCGATTATCCCGAAGACTGTATCGATTTTTTTCTCTTTGAGGAACTCAGCAATAATATCACTTATTTTTACCATACAAAAGTATTCTTGCAATGCTTAACAACACCTACCAATTCTTCATCAAAGCAAGCCTGTGGTTCCCATCCTAACATTCTTAATTTATTATCGTCTAAAGCATATCGAACATCTTGACCAGCTCTAGAGTAGGAGAAGTCACAATACTTATGAAGATTTATTTTATTTGGTGTTAGGTTGTTAACATATAGTTCAATAATTTTCTCTACTGTATCTACATTTGATTGTTCAAAACCTCCGCATATGTTGTAAATTTCATTCTTAACACCTACTTCAATAATTGTGATAATTGCATTAGCAGTATCTTTTGCATGAAGCCAGTTACGTACCGGTGTACCACTATTATGCAATGGAATCTTTCTGCCTAGCTTTAAATACTTACAAGCCTTAGGTATTAATTTTTCCACGTACTGACCGACGCCGTAGTTGTTTGTAGGTCTAACAATCACATAGGGAAGGTTATAAGTTCTACCCCAAGCTAATACTAGCATATCAGCTGCTGCTTTTGAAGCAGAGTATGGATTAGAAGGTTTCAACAAATCAGTCTCAATATGAGCTCCTGATTCAATATCACCATAAACTTCGTCAGTACTAAAATGCAGTAAGGTTGGTACTTGCTGTCCTTCTTGACGGTGATTCCTAATTAACTCTAATAGGTTGTGAACTCCGTTTATGTTAGAATGTATAAAATCATCACTGTGCACAATACTATTACCAACATGTGTTTCAGCAGCAGTATTGATTATATAATCACAATCGTATAAGAATTCTAAATCGTAAATATCTTTTTGTTCAAATTCGAAATTTAAATATTGAGAAAACTCACCTAAGAGTTCTTCATTAGCAGCATAAGTTATTTTATCAATACCTCTTACATACCATCCTTTTCTTAAACATTCTCTTGTTACATAGGATCCTATAAACCCTAAACATCCTGTTACGTAAACTACTTTCATTTTTATAATATAAGTTTTTTTTCTAAGTTAACCAACTTAGATTATTAATTTGTTTATTTAAATACCAGTGTATGTTATCTGAGTATTGTTCTTCTCCTATGCAATGTGCTGTATCCATAGTATCTGGCAGCTCTATTAAACGAGGTGCGTCTAATGCGTGAGCCATTGCTGCTGGTGCTGTTAAGTTACTAATAAATAATCCGCAGGAGTTTATAGCGGTTAACCATTCATCTAATGTTGTAACTTTATAAAATGGCATACTATCCTTATAAGGAAAATTCTCATAGTCCTTTGGGTTAGCTGAAATGAAGACAAGCTTACTTTCATACTCTGTTAGTATCTGATCGTATATAAAATCAGGGTTAATTCTTGTCGTATATTTTCTATGTACAAAAACAGTATCAGATAAAGTAGGGTCGGTTTGTTTATAATCTAACCAACGGTACTGCTCCGGAACATTAAAATTAAAAGTATTAGCGTATAGGTCCGACCAGCATTTCCTATATAGGTATGGAGATCTAATATACTCTCCTAAGTCGATATAACCCTTGTTTTTAATTTCTGGGTTTTTTATTTCAATAGGAGTATTTTCAGCAGGTGTCTGTACCGGGTCAAGGTAGTAATCAGTCAGAATATTTAAACTATTAATATAATCCTGCTGTATTAATATTGGGTATAATTCTTTATATGTATTCTCTATCCCAAACTCCCACCCTATGTCGTAGAGGTACAGGTCTGCTTTAGCATTTTCTTTCAGACAAATTCCCCTTACTGCATATAATGCATGTATAAAATCTCCTAGCTTACCTCCTGAAAGGAAGTTTAGTGTCTTATTTACCATACATCTTAGTCGCTCCTTGCTTGTAGAGCTTCTGAGGTTTTCCTGTAGATACCATCTGGTTTAACTGCTCATCAATCTCCTGTATTAAATCTGTTCTCAGAGAGTTAACAACGTTTGTAATCCGGGTTGCATCTGCTATTTGTTTGTCGGTAGCATTTTTATCTCGTTTAATATCTTCTGCCATCCAAATTCTGATGTTTGCTATCGTTAATTTATCAACTAAATTGCCTATTGTTTCCATAGTTTATTTTTCTATTATTTCAAATTTAGGACAAGGTACAATGAATTTACCACCTGAGTTTAAGAAATCCTGCTCTCTAGAAACAAACTCGCTAATAAAATGCCAAGGCAGTACTAATAAGTAATCAGGTTTAGCTGCTCTCATTTCATCTTCTGAGATGATTGGAATGTTTGATCCAATTGTTTTTAATCCAAACTTATAAGGACTGCGTTCGGCAATAGCTGTAATCAAAGTATGATCTAATTCAAAGTACTGAAGTAATGTATTTCCTTTTGTTGATGCACCGTAACCGTAAACAGTCTTTCCTTTTGCTACTTCTGCTTTAATAAAAGATACTGTCTGCTCTTTTAAAGCATCAATCTGATCTTGATACTTAGCCCATACCTCCGGAGATTCAATATTAATTTTTTCTTCTAGAGATAATATAGATTTAATTCGGTAATTGCAAACATCCCTTAGTGGTGAAGTTCCGAACGAAGTAACATCAGCATTATCTTTTTGTACGTAGATACGGAAGCTTCCTCCATTAACATCATTCAATTCACAATCAACAATCTTTAAGCCGTGATTAGCGAAAAGGTTCATAACTGTCTTTAGTGAATAGTAATAACGATGCTCATGACAGATATTATCAAATGCAAGCTGTTGGATCATTAAAGGAGTATAACTCAACTGCAATACCCAAACTCCGTTATCATCTAAGATCTTTGTAACATCGTTTACAAATGAATTTGGATCAGACAAGTCATAAAACATTGCAATAGTTGTAATTACTTTTGCTTTCTTATCTCCATACCCGGTTCTTTGATAAGCATCATAAGAGAAGTAATCCTGGATAACTGTTCCGTGTTTAGAAGATTCCTGGTAGTATGAATCATCGCAAGGATCGATACCTAACTTAACAAACTCATTAGGAATCTGCTTAAGCATTGTACCGTCATTACAGGCAATATCCAACCAAATATCTCCTTCCTTGTATTTCACCCGAGAAGTAATTTCGTTAACAATGTTTCCTAACTCCTTAGTCATAGTAACATTAATACCGGAACGGTACCAGTACTTACCCCACATCGTTTCATTAGGAGCATCTTCAACCAGTCTGACAGCACCTGTGCTTTCTTCTATTTGCAAATCTAGGCTGTATTTATTCCTGCCTTCATAATCTGTTTCATCTTTGATAAAATCTGAAACGTAGTGTGAGTTTAACTTTAATACTGTATTTGTCTTCATTTGTTTAAATCGTGATTAACCATTCTTGTAATCATTTCTTCGAATGAGGTTTTAGGGGCCCATCCTAAGTGATTGTTTATTTTACTGTAGTCTCCTTTTATACCCTGAATGTCGTTACTGCGGATAAACTTCGGATTAATTGTAATATACGAACTGTAATCTGTTATTCCAACTGCTTTGAAAGCAACCTCTAACAAATACCTTAATGAATGAGATTGATTAGTTGCTATAATAAAATCCTCAGGAATATCATTCTGCAACATCAACCACATAGCTTCAACGAAGTCAGGAGTATAACCCCAATCTCTTGTAGTATCTAAATTACCTAATTCAATAGAGTCTATTTCTCCTTTAGCTATTTTAGCTACTCCATTAGTAATCTTCCTAGTAACAAACTCTAAGCCTCTTCTTTCTGATTCATGATTAAAGCTGATCCCATTACAAGCAAACAAGCCATAAGACTCTCTGTAGTTTCTAATAATCCATTGAGCATATAACTTTGCTACCCCGTAAGGTGTTTTGGGATGCGGTAAAGTTTCTTCTGTAATAGTTATGTTACTTAAGTTTCCATAAATTTCACTGCTACTGGCTTGGTAATACTTTATAGCTGGGTTTATATTTTTAATACATTCTAATATTCTCAATGCTCCTACTCCGTTAACATTAGCGGTATACTCTGGTGTCATCCAGCTATTTGGAGAAAAAGATACACCACCAAAGTTATAAATCTCATCCGGATTGGCTTGAGTAACAGCGTTGTGTAAAGATGCTTGATCGTTAATGTCTGCTTGTAGAATTTTTATTCTAGTATCTAAAGGATACTTTTTAGCTAGATCTCGAGTAGTACCGTAAACACTATAACCTTTCTCTAAAAGAAAATCGGCCATATGACTACCCACCATCCCCGTAACGCCGGTTATTAAAGCTCTTTTAGTCAAGGTAAGAATTATTTATTAAAAAATTCTTTAATCTTACCACAAACGTAATCAACATCCTCAATAGTCATTCCATGATGAGCACCTAATAAAAAGCCATCTTTCATGATAGTATCTGAATTTGTAAACTCCTGCAGATACTCTCTGTATACTGGATGACGAGTAACGTTGCCGGCGAAAGTAACACGGGTCTGTATATTATTATCTTCTAAGAAGCTAAGTAGCTCATAACGTCTTTCTGTCTGTAAGGGAATAGCTAACCAATTAGGCTTAATAGAATCATCGGGTAAAATAATCTCCACAACATCTTTAAGATTCTGTAAGTATCTTTCAATGTTTGCTCTTCTGATTCCTTCAAAGTCTTTAAATCTTTCTAATTGAACTAAACCAAAGGCAGCATTCATCTCAGATGATTTGAAGTTGTATCCCAATACTCCATATAAAAACTTATGATCATATGGAATACCGTCGACAGTGTGGTTAAACCTATCTGCCATAATCTCAGAATTGTCTCCCATCCGGCCCCAGTCCCTAAATTGTAAGGATATATCCCGTAACTTCTCATCGTTGAACATTACCATTCCACCAGAACCACCTGCTGTAATTACATGCGAGGCATAAAAACTAGTAGTAGCAATATCAGTCTCAGAAGTATAAGTAACTGTATCTGCTGAGTCTTCAATAAGAATAATGTCTTCACGTCCCATAGCAGCTAATCCTTTCTTAATTGCTTTCCAATCTGGCTTATTACCAATCAAATTAGGAATCATAAGTGCTTTTACTTCTTCAGTAATAGCTGCTAGTATCTCCTCTACATTAGCTACATATGTATTTAAATCCACATCTACAAATACAGGTACTAGACCTAATTGTATAATAGGTGCTAGCGTGGTTGAGAACGTACATGCAGGAGTAAGTACCTTAGCTCCCTTAGGTAGCTTCAGACATGCTAGAGCTAATAAGCAAGCTGATGAACCTGAATTAACAAATACCCCGTATTTTTTACCGAAGTGCTTTGCAATCTTTTCTTCAAACTCAATTGACTTAGGTCCAAAGCCAGCTAACCATCCTGAGCGTAGACATTCTACAACTGCTTGAATTTCTTCTTCTCCGTAAGATTCAAACTTATTAGGAGCATACCATATTTTTCTCATATTAATTTATTCTGTTTAAAAATTTCTGCTATCGTATTAACTATATTTTCTTCATAATTTACGAACTGTTTAGCTAAATTCCAATTTCTTTCTATACTTTCTTTTTTAGATTCATAAAAATCTTCAGTTAAATTATTACATACGTGAATTAAATCATCTATATTATTAACTACTAGTATGCTGTCCATATCAAAAAAGTCTCCTATATTAGAACAACCCCAGTATACCGGAATTGTCTTTAATAAAAAACAATCTAATATCTTTTCACTAAAGTAATTCCTATGTGAAACATTTTCTATAACAACACCGAACTGTGAATCGCTGAAGATAAACTCTTTACCTACCCTAGCATCCTCTATGTTATTCCTATCACCGTAAACCTCGTAGAACTTAGTAGGTATTTTAAGTTCATTTTTTCTAGCTGTTACTTCATGCCTTAAAGAATGACCGTAGGTTTTTAATAGTTTACCTTGTAGGTGAGCTAATCTAAATTCTTTATCATGTTCTTTTTCATACTGGTCTGGTTTTAACCAAGTATGTCCAAATGGTAGTAAGAGAGCATTATCGCAATTGTTTAATACTTTATCATCCCAGGTTAATATAGCGGAGAATAAATCTTTGTTCTGAATAACCCAGTCATGTAACCCGAAGTACTCATTTGGTTCATGAAGGGAGATAATATTGATTGGTGATAGTTCTTCTTGTGAGGTTGGGATGCTTTCTACAAATAATGAAAAATCAATACCCTTATAAGGTTCTAATAATTTTTCAACATCAAAATGAATTGCTTTTATTTTCATTTAACTGCCTGAATGTTTAAGCTCATTAATTGTCCGTTTGAATCTAAATGCGGTAAGTATGCCTGGCTAAAATCATCTATTGAAGCGTGTTCAGTTAATTTATGATCGTATTCTACTATGGAGCTAAAACCTATATCCGTCAGGTCGTTTATCATTGAGTTCATATCAAAAGTAATATAGTGATAATTCTCATCATAATCTTGACCTCCGTAAAGTAAGCCCATTACCTCTTGTAGGTTTCCTGTTTGAATATAGCGGCTAGTAATAGCCGAGAAGTTCGGAACAGCTAAACGTAAAACACCACCTGGTTTTAAAATCTCAAACCATCGAGTTAAAGTGTTCTTATACTCCCATCTACTAAAATGCTCTAGTACATGACAGGCGTAAATTAAATCTACAGAGTCATTTTTATAATTTCTAAGAAATCGTATATTATTTACTTCATCAACACCTGGTAGGTATCTGATATCAATATTAGTAAAGCCTTTAATATGCTTTGTTCCGCAACCTAAATGTAATTTTGTCATAATGTTTCGTAATAGTTGTTTTGTTTTTCTTGTTTTTCAATTGTTTTAGGATGTATTAGAGATAATTCATCCACTGCTGGTAATGCCGTATATTGTTTATGACCTTCAATCACTTCATGGACTTTATTCTTCCATTTGATATAAGGAATGTTTCTATAGATTCTAGTCTGATAATCAGGGTAGTTAACCTTCCCATTCTCAACTCTCCAACCCCATCTCTGTATATGCTCCTGGGTGAGACCACTTACGGTATTAATCCTAGGAACATAATACAGATCAACTTCGGGGTTAGATTCTATTATTGTATGAATTAAATCAACAAATTCGCCTGTTATGTACTCGTCAGCATCAATCTGAAATATAAAATCTCCAGTACAGAAAGTATTTAGTTTATTCTTCCAATCAGCAAAATGACCTTGAAATTCATCTGAATACCAGGTAAAGCCTGAGTCTGCTGTTACAGAATGACTTCTCAAGTACTCTTCTACTCCCTTAGTCCCATTCTTAGAATCAAATAGGATTACTATTTCATCTTGAGGCTTTTTAAACCTAAGAAGGTGGTAGAGTAAGTTTTGAAGTTCTGCTTCTTCATTACAGACAGTAACGGCGTAACTAATTTTCATACTATAAAGATATGAACTAAGCTGTTAAAAAGCCAATATAATCTAAAGCTTCCATAAAATCTTTTTCTGTAAAATAGACTTGGTTAGCCATATCCATTTTATATTCAGTCTTAAGATTAGGATTCTTCTTCTTATCTTCTTTTGTTCTCTTGATTGCCTTGACAGCAGCCCATCGCCAGTCTTTTCCACCTGGTCCATAAGCGAAGATCATTCCTTTTGCTGCATCAGCAACACCGGAAGGCATCCACATTTTACCTGTCTTATCTTTAAAAAGTAAGTCTTTATAGAGTTCAGGTAAGGACTCCATCTGCTGATTCATAAATTCAGACCCCTCTGTCATTAAGGTGTTGCTTTGAAAGCCACACCCATAACAGAAGTGATTTGTAATCTCAGGAGTTACCTCTTGTACGTAGCAGGCATCAGAGCCGCATCTATCACAAATTATTAATTTATCCATTTAAATCTTTTTTAACTTTGGTAATTCTAATTTCTTTAATTGAGGTAGTTGTAACTTAACCTCTTTAGGGAATTCAGGTATTAGAGCGGTTAGACGTTCATCAATCAATTCTTTCATCTTTTCATATGAGAACTCAGTTTTTGACTTGTAAGCCTGTCTAACGGCCTTCTCTTGATACTTCTTGTAATTCTCAAATACATCCTTAAGGTAGTGGCCGATTTGACCATTATCAGGAGTAAACCATTTAGCTTCTTGAAGTAAGAATTGATTTGCTGCCGAAGGATGTACCGGTGTTAGCTCACCTGTAAGTAAGGTTGTGAACTCTGGGTTAAGATAATCTAACTGTCCAGACCAGCCTGTCGTAATGATCGGCTTTTTAACTAAAGAGAATTCAAGTAAAGGTCTTCCAAATCCTTCTCCTTTAGTTAGATTAATCATTGCTTTAACTTTTGAATGATTATAAATTTCGTTCATCTCCTGGTCTGTAAATTCACCATGAAGCAAATAAACGTTAGGAAGATTCTTAGAATTAACTGTTGCTTTAATCTGAGCAATCCTTTTTAGTATCTCTTCTCTATCCATATAAGAAGTTCCTCCTATAGATGTTTTTAATATCAAGGCAGGCTTCTTAGTTTTATTCTTAAAGGTTTCATAGAATGCTTTGATTAATAAACCAACATTCTTTCTATCTTCTCCAATATCACCCGGTAGCCAATGGCCTACAAATAGGTAAGCAAAGTCTTCTTTAACCTGAATATCGATAGAGCATGGAGTAGTTAATGGTTTATATTTCTCAATATCCGCTCCTTCAAATAAAACCTCAATAGGTTTTGTAACTCTAATCTCTCTAATTACTTCTTTAGTCTGTTGATTAACCTCCTGTGCAAAAGATTCCATCATTGAGAACTTAGCATGCTCAGAAGATACAAACGTTACATCCATTCTATTCACTCCTTCAATAAAGTCCGGAGGAGTTATTGTGGTTTCGATCCCGGCAGTGAATCCGATATTGTATTTACCAATAGGCTGGAATTCATTAGCAACAGTAACCTGTGCCCAGATCTCTGGCTGTTTAGGTAACTGAGGTTGATTTAAGAAGTGATCTATTAGAAAGCCCCACTCCTGTTGATGATCCTGAATGAAGTTCCAAGGAGTACCTCCCCATCTCTGAGGAAGTATCTTGACATCGTATTTATTGGTTTCGATAATAGCCTTAACTAAATCTCTTGATCTTGATCCGTACCCACTGTAGGTATCGATCGGACAGCTGATTACAAATAATGGTTTCATTGATTAGTATATTAATTTATGAACTAATTTCTTTTTAGCAACCTCTCCTGCTAAAATAAATTCAAACTTCTCTCTTGGCTGCCATTGATCAAATAACTGATCAATATAAGTAATTACCCGGTTACTCATCTTCTCTGAAGTAAATCCAGCTTCATCTCCTAAAGCCCATTCCCTACCTGCTGATCCTCTTAGTTTTCTCTCTAAGGAAGACATGTTGTAGAGTGCCTCAATCTGTTTTGCAGCATCTTCTGCCTCGCATCTATCATCATATATATACGGGGTTGGTACAGACCCAACAATTGATCTTGAGGTTGGGTAGACAGGGAATGCCCATGCACCGTGATCCTTATAAGTACCTCTGTGGTTACTTGGAAAGTCTGCATCAAAGTCAATCCATTTACCGTCTTTGGTAAATCTCATCTGATCCTGCATACCTCCGGTAACGTTTGCTATGATTGGTGTTCCGGTCAATAAAGCCTCAGTCAAACTCAAACCCCATCCTTCATTAGAAGTTAATAGAATACAAGTATCAGAAAGGTTATACAACCAGTTCATCCTAGTTGGATCATACATGCCATTGGTAAAATATACATGCTGGTGATCCTCCGGACATAATAAGTCAATGACTGCATGTAGGTCTGTTCCATGCTCTTCAACCGGCTGGGTGTGAAGTAAGAACAAGCACTTATCCTGCTTCTCAATCGGTAAAGTATCTAGGAAATGCCTGTAGGCCAGAATCGCATCCGGAATCTGTTTACGTCTAATGTTTCTAGAATTAAAGAATAGAACGTATTCAAATTCTTTTCCTTTAAACATCTGGTCTTTAAACTCTAAAAATTCCTTAGTATTCTTTTCTTCTTCCGTCAAAGGCTTAAAGTTATTATGGTTCACACCATGCGGTACATACTCGATTACTTTCTTACTGGCCTTATCACCCAATACTAATTTGTTGATATTAACTGTCTGCTTTGAAATACCTAACAAGGCATCACACGATTCATAAAACTCTTTGTTGTACAAAGGTGCCGGATAATCATCCCAAATATTCAAATATATAATCGGAATGTGTTTCCTAATCTCATTCTCCATTTGGAACAACCAAGTCCAATACCTTGGATCGGTGATGATGAAGATAGCATCCGGCTTCTCCATCTGTATCAACTGACGGACTATATCCGGATTACCGTACCCATCTGTTGGATATAAGGTAATAAACGAATCCTCAATACCCATCTGGTTGTTGGTATCCTGTGAGAGGTCGAACCTCTGTCCGGCTTCCGGGTGCTTCACCGCACCTCCTAAGTTAATCCAGTTGTAGTGATGGGCGGTATTCATCACTAATTCCCTACCCATGTGTGCAATACCTGAATGAACGCGAATATCATCGCACATTAGCAGGATTTTCTTTCTTTGATCTTTTGGTATATAACCTTGCTTCATATTAAATGTAACTTAAATGTAATAACTTTTTAGAACTTCTGCAAGTTCTTTTTTAATCTTCTTTGTGGTTTAGGATCGCTCTTTTAAAGTCTTCGTCGTTTAAATACAAGTCCATGCATCTGTTTACTAAGTTAGTTAGAGAGAACCGGTCACGGATGCACTCTACTTTGAAATCATTAAATCTGTCCTCGTTAACCTTCACGGAGGTCAAAACCATTTTCTTTTTAGGGATCGTGTTTGTCATAGTTATATCTTTATTATAAATATATAGGCTTGAAAAATCGCGGTCCAAATCTTTATTTTTTTGCGCCCTCGGCCCCCCTATCACATAAATCCGGCCTGTCCTTAAATGCACACCACTTACATGCTTGGTCGGAAGCTTTCTTCTCATGCTGTTTGTCTATAAGCGTGCCATCAAGGTTAAAGCAGGTTTTAATAAAGTCATCTATGACTGCTAAAGCCTTCTTAGTCTTTATAGGACCAGAAGGTGGGATCCACTGTTGAATCCTTTTTTGTGCAAACTCTGCCTGCTCCCAAATTTTTCTCTTAACAATAAAAAACTCCACATTTATTTTATCAACCGGGACTCCAAACTGCCTACTAAAGTATTCTTTATAAAAGATTAGCTGCATCGGCTTCACTTCGTCTTTCTTCTCCTTATCACCCCATCCCCTGGTTGATGTTTTAATATCATAGATATAAAAGCATTCTGTATTCTCATTATAGAGAACTAAATCTAAGAAGCCTTTGTATAATGTATTTGGGTACTCTGGATTAGGCGTAAGTAAGATTGGTGTTTCAATTCCAACTAAATGCCATCCTTTGATATTAAAATAAGCCTTCCTGTTCTTCTTTAGGAAGTCTAAGATTGCTATTCCATCTTCTAGAAAGTCTGCTAGTTCTTCCTTAGTTGAGAAATGCTCTTTGTTGTTCTTATCCAGCTCGGTAATATAAATGTACTTCAGTTTATTGAATAGATACTCATGTAGATCTATTTTATCTGCCTCTACTGCCGAAGTTTCATACATGACTGTAAGCCAGTTCTGAACCGTTTCATGAAAGGCTGTTCCAAAGACTGTATGGATGGTTGGCCGATAAACCTTATGACCCTGCTTGTAGACCAGGTCCCATTGGTAGGGACACTGGTGATACATTTGCAGTTGTGAAAAAGAAATATTTTTTTGTGTGGTGTAGTCGATAGCAGGAAGCTTAAACTTCTGTACCTGTTTGACTATCTGCGGAACCTTGTTTGTCATTCTGTAACTCTTGTTTTAACTTTGTCAAGTATAAGATTGCATCCATGTGTTCCTCTAATGCATGATCAATCCATTGAATCGGGGTTAGATCTTTCCTATCTAATGTGTTGTTGTATTTAGCAAAGCCCATCTCAGCTCTATCAACAAACTTATTTAGGATTGTATCTACTACTGAATCTGGAACAAAGGAAGTATAATTAATCTTCCTGCTCATCTGAAAATTCAGCTCTTAAGTCTTTCGGTAAGGTATCTACTAATACTTTTCCTGTTTGAATGTCGTAGAATACTGGAATAGGCATTACTGCATCTTCATCAGTACCTGCTACAAAGCGGCTGATCTTTCTTAAGATTACTCCTTCGGCAAATACTTGATTGCCTTCTGGTGATAAAATTGGCTGTGTGTTTTTTAAATCGATGTTTAGTTTTAAATCTTCTTTGTTCATATTTCGTAGTCTCCGTATATTGAATATTGTTTTGGTTTTTCTTCTGGTATTATTACTTCGGTTGAGTAGATGGCATAAAGGTTACCCTGTAATGGTTCTAGTCTGTATGCTAAAGGCTTTAAGGTTGCTTTCTGATAATAAGCTTCCAAAGCATCAGTTATGCTCTTCCTGGTCTCCGTCTCCCCCTCCAAGGTCCATCTGTCCCCCGGCGGTGTTCTCTTGGCTATCAACTGTAGCTTCTCCTGTATTTCCGTCTTGTTGTTCATCTTCGATTGGTTCTATTGTCTTAATTTCATTTACAAAGAAGTACTGGTCTGCTTGCTTGAAAGCTTTTTCGGCATGCCAAAGTTCCTTTAGTTCAGTTATATGTTCGGAAGTGAGAACACCTCCTGGCTTTATTTTCAAAGTTCTAACTATCTCAAATAGCTCGTCCTGTATTGAAAGTGTTCTCCCTATTCCTACCATAATTAAAACATCATATTATCCATTCCTGGCATTGAAGGTGAAGCATTATCAGATGGTTCATCTGCTACTACACACTCAGTTAATAAGATAGTTCCTGCAACTGATGAAGCATTCTCTAGAGCTGATCTAGTTACTTTGAATGGATCAATGATACCGGCTTCTCTCATATTGTCTTTGTTTTCAGCCTTTAAATTCCAACCAGTCCATTTGTCAGCATCCTTTACAAGGCTGTTAATAATATCAACAATCTCATCATAAGCATATCCAGCATTAGTTAAAATCTTAGAGAATGGAGCTTGACATGCCTCGTAAACGATTCTGTATCCTGTTCCTAATTTTAAATCTAAAGTCTGTCCGGCATAAAGTAAAGCAACTCCTCCTCCTGGTACTATTCCTTGATCAATAGCAGCTCTGGTAGCATGTAATGCATCCTCTACTCTATCTTTCTTTTCTTTCATCTCAAGTTCAGAATTACCTCCAACGTGTATGATTGATACACCGCCAGTGAATTTAGCAAGTCTTTCTTGTAGCTTCTCAGTTTCGAAAGGAGTTTTGGCATTATCAATTTGATTTTTCAAATCATCAATGCGAGATTCAATCTCAGTTATTTCACCCTTACCGTCAATGATTGTAGAAGATTCTTTCTGGATGGTTGCTTTACGTGCTTGACCAAACCATGCTTTATCAAAACGGCTTAGCTTCATTCCCTTCTCAGTACTTACTACCTGGCCTCCGGTTAAGATTGCAATATCTTCCATGATTAATTTTCTTCTATCACCGAAGTCTGGAGCCTTAACTGCACAAACTTTAATAGTCCCCCTCATCTTATTAACAATTAAAGTAGCTAATGCTTCTTGGTCGATGTCTTCTGCGATGATTAATAAGGATTTATTCTCAGATGAAACTGATTCTAAGATAGGAAGCAATTCTTTTGCTACTGAGATCTTCCCATCGTAAAGTAAAATGTAAGGGGATTCTAGAATTGAAGACATGGATGCATTATCAGTAACAAAGTAAGGTGATTTAAACCCTCTATCAAACTGAATACCTTCCACAGTCTCTAAATACGTGTCGCCTGTTCTAGATTCCTCTATGGTAACGATCCCATCTCTACCTACTGCTTCTAGAGCAGAAGTGATGAGCTTACCTACCCCCGGGTCGTTGTTTGCGGATACAGTGGCGATCTGATCTAACTGCTCCTCGGAGGTAATATCTTCAGCAAGTTCTGTCTTGATATAATCAATAACCTGTTTAACTGCTTTGTCAATTTGTCTTTTAATCTCAACTGCATTACCTCCCTCATCTAAAGCTTTTAAGCCTTCGTTGGTGATGAATTGAGCGAGCAGGGTTGAGGTTGTAGTTCCATCCCCAGCCATATTAGCAGTCTTGATAGCAGCTTGTTTAAGCATATCAACTGCAATGTTGTGGATTGGATCTTTAAGGGAGATGATCTTTGCAACAGTAACACCGTCTTTTGTTGATCTTACTTCCCCTGTTTCGTTTCTATAAACTACATTACGGCCATTCGGTCCTAATGTTGATGTAACAGCATCGGCAAGTTTATTAATGCCTTCTACTAGCTGCTTACGTGCCTGGTTTGAATATTCTACTTGTTTTGTCATAACTTAAAATGCCGGTTCTTCTAATTGATCTTCTGATACTAATACTGCTAAGATTTGATTCTCAGGACCGATATAATATTCTTCTCCTTTGAATTCAAATTTAGTAAAACCCATAGTAGGTAATACTGCAATGTCACCAACCTTTGCTGTGGTTGTTACAAAGCCAACTCCCGGGACTGTAATTCCGTCTCCGACAGATACTACTTGCCCGATTTTGTTCTTTTCGTTTCCTAAATCAGGAACGATAATGTTTCCGTACTGCTCTTCCTCAAACTCATAAGGCTTAAGGATGACTGCGTTGTAGATTGCTTTTAATTTCATTTTATTGTAACTTGTTTTAATTCTTGTAAACGGGTTTTATGTGAAGAGATAAACTCCTTAAGTGAGGTATAGTCCTGATTCTTGATTGAATCTTCTGCGATACTATCTAAACATCTTTCTAAATCTGAATAGTAGCCTAAGGTGCAGTCACGTACTCGATCGGAGTTTCCCGCTTTAATTTTTTTGATTGCTGTGTAGCAATTCTGATCATACTGAATGTAGTAAGGCTCTAAGAGAGCATCAGTAATAGTGTAAATACTTGAGTTTTTTTCCTTTTTATCCATAACTTTAATATTAATATACGAACTTTTATTTGTAAATGCAACTTTATTATAAATATATTAGATACCAAAACTCTCACCGCAGCCACAAGTTCTACTTGCATTTGGATTGGTAAATAAGAATCCTTTACCGTTCAAACCTTCAGTGAAGTCTAATTCGGTTCCTAGTAGGTACAATAGGGATTTTTTATCAATAACTAATTTTAGACCCTGGTCTTCTGATACTTGATCCGAATCAACTACTGTATCATCAAAGTGTAAATCATAAGTTAAACCAGAACAACCTCCACCCTTTACAGAGACTCTTAAAAAGTGATTTTTAGTACATTGCTCTTCTGCCATCAGTTTATCTAATTGTAATTTAGCTTTTGTGGTTAGAGTGAATATTTTCATTTCCTTTAGTGTGTTTTGGTTCGTATGGACAATTTAAACATTTATTTCCACAACAATTCCCTAACTTAATTAAGGTTACTGCGGACAATGGGAGTGGTTTTCGTTGTAGGGTATCCCAATCAAGATCGTCTAATCGTTCAAGTGTTTTTTTATCCATTTAGATTCTTATTATAAGTATTACCTAGTGGCCATCACGAAAATTTTTGGCAATCTCCGGCGGTGCTTTAAGAGTTACTCCTGGTAATTTGGTAGTCGTTTCCATAATATGTTTAATGACCTCTGCTGCTTCGTGAACAAGATCCTCTCTTACTTTAATGATTAACTGATCATGGATCTGAGCTATTACCCGGCCTTCCCATCCTCTTCTCTTTAATTCTCTATTAATTGCAAGAGCTGCTCTATTAACTACTGATGCTGCTAATGATTGGATCTGAAAGTTTAAACAGTTGTTTAAGGCATTTTTATAATCACCGTAGAGTCTTTTTACTTCCTCTCCTCCTACCTGCTTGGTGAGATCGTTTCTAAACTTCCAGTCCATAATCCTTTCTCCGAAAGCATCATAAACAGCCTTCCCTCTTTGCAGATGCCTGATTCGACCTACTTCGTTTTTAATATAACCATTCTTTTTAAATAACGCTCTTGAATTATCAATCCATTGAGCAACTCCAGGAAACCCTTGCATATAACCGGCGTGAAGTCTCTTACCTTCATCCTGAGGTACTCCTAAGGACATTGCTAAGGCGTAAGGAGACATTCCATAAGCTACTCCTAATGAATAACCTTTTGCTTGGTTTCGTTTAGGTGCATCAAGCTTCTTAAGGAAGTTAGGAGCTCTTTTATCTGCCGATACTCCGTCAGGGTATTTGTCTCTCTGCTCGTCAAGCCTTTCGGTTCGAATAGCAACCGTAGAATAAAAATCATGCCCTTGATTGAAGATCTCCTGCATGGCTTCGTCGTTTGAAATAGAAGCAAAGATGTGAGGTTCTAAAGATTCAAAGTCATTATCAACTAATAAGTAACCAGGGTCGGTAGTAAAGAATGCTCTGATTTCGTTATTGTATTTAACGATAATCGGATCTGCTTCACCATCCTCCTTTGGTTTAGGTAGCTGCTGAAGATCTGATCCGTAACGTCCGGACACCGTTCCGTTCTGTTTGAAGTAAGGAAAGAAGCGTCCATCTTCAGCTGATTCGTAAAAGCGATCAACATAAGTTGATTTAATCTTCAGAAGCTTATTATAGATACGGAGGTTCTTACACCATTCGTATTTATCAGATAAGGCCTGAATCATATCATCGTCGAATTGTGATTGCCCTTTTGCAGTCTTAGATAGAGGCTTTTCTTTTAAATAATTAAAAGCAATCTCACCTAGCTGCTTCTTAGACTGAATGTTGATAAACTCACCGTCATTAAACTCCTTCCAAAGTTTCATAGAGACTCTAACTACTACTTCTTCTTTTAGATGAGTTAAGTCTCCGGATAATAAATACTCTCTTACTGGATGTTCGTCAAGCATTAAAACGTTTGCCTGCTTTAATGAATAGCCTCTAGCCGTTTTAGGAATAGGTAATCCGTAAAGATCGACTAAAGTAGAAGCCCATTTGCCTTTATGTGAAGGTGGAAATTCTTTCAACGCCACATCAATAATCCACTCTTTAACTTTCTGAAGCTTCATTAGTTCTTCTAATACTGCCTGGCGGTACTTGTCTTGATCGGCAATGATAGCCTCTCTAGTTGTTTCTATTAAAGGTATATCAAGGGCTATCCCTTCGATCTCCATCGGTACAGTAACTTCTCTATATAAAGGCATTACCTCGTCGTTAAAGAAGAATTCTTCTAATCCTTCTTCTTTTAGAACCTGTAGGAAATAATTGCAGATCCTTAAAGTTAAATCCGTATCTGCTGCTGCATACTCGGATAATAAATTAATATCTGCTTTATAAATCTCAAAATTATCTTTAGTAACTGCTCCTCCATTCTCTTTAATGGATGCTTTCAAGTTTAACTGCTCTTGGTTGGCTGCTTCTTCAATATTTAATCCAATCTTATCCTGAATCATAATAGCGATTGACTTCAATCCAAAAGGATTACCATACCCAAATGCTCCTTCTTCTTTTACTGTGTGAACTAATAATGCAGTATCAACCCATAATGAAGGTAATAAATCAACCTTATAGAAGTTATCTGTATAACGGCAGTCAAAAGATGCATTGTGCATTACTAGCTGCTTACCAACAAGCATTGAGATTAACTTCCTTGCTATTTTATGACAGCTGATGCCTTCAATCTGACATTCCTCTAAAGATTCTGTTTCATTATTCCAGGCCATAGTAGGCATATAGAAACCCATTCCCTCTTCTCCTGAGACTGAAAAGCCGATGATCTTGCCCTTCCTTGGATTCAAAGAAGTAGTCTCAGTATCATAAGCTAGTATTTCTTTCTCGTTGATGTGTTGAATAAGCAAGTCAACAAGCTCCTTACTATCAACTTTGTAGTACTTTTTTTCGATAACCATTACCTAAAGATACGAAAAAAACCCCTGCAAGGCAAGGGCTCTTCTATTTATTTTGGATAATTTTAATTTAAATTATTTTTTATTGTATGACTCAACAATGCTGTCAACTCTACTAATCACTTCATCTAAAGATTCTTCATCATCATCCCCGCCTATCAAAGCATCGATGTATTGTTGGATGCCCATATTGTACCCTGAGTCATCAATCCAGTCATTTAAGTGAGATAAAATGTAAGCCTCTGCATGTCTTTCATGTGTAGTGCCTTTTAAAGCGTAAGAAATTATTTCAACTACTTGTCCTAGCATGTCTTTTGCTTCTTCTAAAGAAGCTATTCTGCTTCTAACATCATCAGAAACTGCTTCCTCTAATGGGTTTTCAGAGTCTAAAGCGTATTTATTTGCTTCTTCTTCTTCGTATCCAGAAACCATCTTCTCTTCTTCAGGAGTCATTGCGCCTATTTTTAAGTCATAAGCTTGGTTTCTTAATGCATCTCTTTCAGCATAGCCTCTTCCGGTATCATCTGCTTTTTTCATTAGATCCAGATACTCCGGGTCATTAAACTCTGACATAGATTGCTTTATAAGTTCTTTCAATTGAGCCTTTTTCATATATTATAAATAGGCTTTATTTCTGCTCCCATGAATGAGTACCACCTTGGAATTGACCGTCGTAAAGTTCTGCGTCTTCTTTTGTTTCGTGAACAATCATTTGAGCCACTCTTGCATTCTTTTCAACTATAAGCTTCACATTCACAATCATAACTGTACCCATCTTCTCGGTCTGAAAGCCTGGATCCCATACCGGAGACACAATTGATGTTCCTGTTCTATAAAGACTGCTCCTATGAATGATAAATGCTGCTGCATTAGCAGGGATCTTACATCCTTCGTTAAAAGTAATTGCATAAGTGCCTGGTTCAAGTACCCAGCATTCTTTATGATCTACTTGAGTGGTTTCTACTTCCTCAAAGAACTCAGGATTAATATAAGTTCTGTCTTTAAAAACTACACTACCTCCTAGACATTTATGAACTGATTCTAATGATAAATCAATACCAACTTGTGCTGGTTTTGAGTATTCTGATGGGATTACAATCCCTTGGTCTAATATTTGTTTTGCTGTTAACATAATTTAATATACGAAATTTTATTTATATTTGCAATTTTCAAAATGCCATCGTTGCATATTTGAAGCCCCTTTACCTGCTTTATTGCAATACGGACAAGTGTATTCTGGTTTTGTATGCTTAATACCTGTTAAAGTTTCACATCGGTCAAAATGAAACTGCTTAAAGCTCATATACCCTCCTGATTTCTTACAGTGTGGGCAGGTTACTTGCTTTGTATTTAAGTCTTTTAGAACTGTGCCTCCCTTCCATTCTCTTTGTTCAACAGCCTGTTTGTGCCTAGCTCGTATTTCTGGGTCGTGCATCGGGTTATTTTGCTTTAAAAGCTCAGATTTTTTTCTTCTGCTTTCGTCTGTTATCCCCGGTCGTAGTTTCATATTAGCTTGTATTTGTTCTCTATTCGGATTGTTAGTGAATGTATCCCCTCCTGTACCGCCTTTTGTCATATTGTAACCAATCTTCGGATCTAAAGTGTTGTAAAATTCTATCCAATACTGCTCCCGGTCATTTAGTATTTGTTGATTTAGTGCTTCTTCTATCAACTCCATTAGAAAACTTTGAGTTCCGTATTTACGTATTGCATTGCTTAATTTTGTATTCTTATTCCTGTTTACAAAAACTAAATGCTGCTTCCACCTTTGCTCTAAAGTCCGGGTTGTTTGTCCGATGTAAAGCTTGCCGGTTATTAAATTTGTTATTTTATAGACTATCATCTATTATAAATAGTTGTCTAAGCCATAACCAGCGCTTAATCGTCTATAAATTCTCCTGTAATGTAAGGCTGGTTTCTTTTAAAGCCACCCTTTCCATCAAGCCCGTACCCGACTAGGAAAGCCTCTCCTTGTAACTCAAAACCAAACATCAGATCCTCCATATAAGAATAACTTCTCTTAAATAAAGTAACCGGAGTGATTGACTTTGGGTTTCTAGTTTGAAGATGGGTTACTAACGTTCTCATAGTGTTACCTGTATCGAATATATCGTCCACAATATAAACATCCTTCCCGGTAATATCAACGTTTATATCCTTTAAAATATCAACTCGGTCTTGAACTTGCCCTAGATAAGATTTAGCTTGGATGAAATCAATCTCGCAATCAACCTTCATATTACGTACTAAGTCTGTGAAGAACATAAATGCTCCGTTCAATACTCCGATCATAACCCTTGACTGGTTCTCAGGGTTGTTCTTGTAGCTCACCTCAATAGCAAGGCTCTCTACTCTCTTCTTAATTTCTTTTTCTGTAAATAAGACTGTATTCATTTTATTTTTCTTCTCAAAAGATACGAAAAAAATATTTCAAAAGCAAATGTAAAAGTGCAATAAAGTAAAATAAAGTCAATAAAAGGGTGAATAATAACTGAGTAGTTAACCATTGCAGCTATCAAACAACCAAGCATCAATGCTTTAAATAAATGCCAGGCATCAGTCGTCCATACTAAAACGGTAGATCTGTAAGCAAATCTTTCCCTGTATGAGGGGAAGATCCCAAAGTAATACCACTTCTTTTCAGAAGGCTTTAGAGGGTAGCACCATTTAAATACCCAAGACTTTTGAGGATCCCAGAAAGATGGATTGCGTTTGTAAAAGATGCTCTGCTTGAAAGCAACAAAAAGAATCTCGTAGGTGGCGTTAAACATGCCTGCTAGTGCGATTAGTATTAATGTTATCATAGTTTTTATTTCAATAAGTCTGTAACTTTCTGTTCAAGTTCCTGAAGCGTTATACTAGCAGCATTATCAGGATTATAACATTCAAATTCTACTCTCTCGGTTTTATTGTCTGCAAGACCTACTACATAGTATTCACTCATAGTCCTGCGAAGTCCTTCTAGTATTTCAAGGTATTTTTTTCTATCCTTAGCACTATCTGGGAATCTAATTATGAAGATTGGTTTACTCATAATTTTTCCGGTGGTATATTGAAAGTTTGTTTTACTTGCTGGGAGATTGATATGGGCTGTCCTTCGTTATCAACTCTAACAAAAGTCATTTTAGTAGCTAATATTATAACTTCATCTGCTCTGAAGACATTATAAGCTCTTGCTTCTATTCTAAAGGTAGCAGAAGTATTTCCTATCTTAGATAATTCGGCATAAATTTTAACTAAGTTATTTTCTTTAGCCGGCTTTTTAAATACGCATTCATCAATTGCCATTGTGATCATATTCTGTGTTCGGCATTTCTCCATGGCATAAGCTGCCACGGCAGAGTCTATCCATGCCAGGAGTACTCCTCCAAATAGATTGCCGTGAAAACCTAAGTCGGATTTTTTAACGGGGTGGGTCGATAGTAAGTCCATAGTAAAACTTTGTCCAGTTGTATCTTATATTCTTAATAAAGAAATCTTTATAACATTTAATTGCTTCTTCATGAGCCAATTCAATATTGGTTGATTTTATAATAACTATTTTTTCTCTACCTGTTGTTTTATTTACTATCATAACCTTATACTCATGTATAGGTTCTATTTCCACATAGATAAATATTCATTACCCTGGTCTTTTTACTCCTATAAGTTTAATTAAACTGCACGTTTAGTACCGTAACTTAGAAGGTGGTGGGTTGAAAGTAAATCCATTGATTTTTTTTAAGTAATCTCTAATTTCAGCAGCATTCTCGTAATCCTCTACTTCAGGTAAGATTGCATACTCCATCATATCGTGGAGTAATGCTTTAAAGTCCCCTTTGTGTTTTGAATCTAAATGATTCTGTAACCAGGTTTTTTGCTCGAATGGAATATTTGAATTGAAAATTTCCGGATGCATTTTATCCTTGTATAGAAGTCGAGTGCTATAGTCCATTATACTGCGCGGCGGATATCGTAAGAAATTATGTGATCACGGCCAGTCCAATTGTAACCCATCTCAAATGCTTTTTCTAAACTAATTGGATATTGCTTAATTAATTCTTCTCTGTTATCACCGGCAGGCATTAACCAAGTTTTATTTTTAGGAATGTTGTGCCTTACTCTGAATTCCTCAATCTCAACAATTGTTTCTTCTGTACCATCATAGACTGGTTTATAATGGTAATCTGCATGGTATGCAAGGGTCTGCTCAATTGCCTGATGATTTAGACGTAGTTTGTTATGCTGATCAATCATCTTCTGATCAACGAGTTTACCCATTGGTGTAGTGACGTCAATTTTAGGTACAGAGTTACTAAACTTAGGGCTAAGAGATACCAACCCAAATGGGTAATCTGTCTCAATAAAATGGCTGCCTTCTGTTTCAATAGTTATAAATATACCTCTTTCGTTAGCAAAGTGAGTTAATTCGTTACAGAGATCAGGCTGCATTGTTGGACTTCCTCCTGTTAACATCATTTCAGTAATGCTAGGATTCTCATCGTAGATCTTAATAATGTCGTTGAACGTGATATGCCCTTTCTCAGGGTGTATACTGCTGTACCAACTATCACACCATCCACCTTCACCAAACCAACATCTGTGAGTACATCCGGTTGTTCTGATAGCAACGGTAGGTCTTCCCTGCCTTGAACCTTCAGACTGGATGCAAGTATAAAGTTCGATGATGGGTAATTTTTTGTTGTAATCTAAAATACGTCCCGGTTTTTTCTTTTCTGTTGTCATAATTATCCTTCGTATATTGCTGAGTTCTTTCCATTCTCCATAAATTCAACTCTGGCTATTTTTACTCTGCCTTCAGTCTCTTGATTAACAAACTCCTGAAGCTTATTATAAACATACTCTGCAAACTTCTCTGCTCCTACTGCCGGTAAGATTCTAACCTGAGCTGCTCCTGCTTGACCCATTAACTTAAATGATTCAATAAACGGATCATCTTCGGCAATAATCATAGTATGATCGAACATATGATCCATCCAGGCTTTAGGATTCATTCCATCGATAGTTCCTTTAGCTCTTTTCATTCCACCAAAGTCCCATACCCAGTTTCTTTGATCTAAATCTCCTTCAAACCATACTCTAAAAGATACTCCGTACCCGTGAATGTATTTGCAGTGAGTTCCATCTGCTCTCCATTGACGAAATACACAACTGAATCCGTCAAATACTTTTGTTGATTGATACTTTCCCATAGCTAAATATACGAATTTTATTTATTAAAAGCAACTCTTATGCTCTGTTATAAGATTCTAAAATTAAGTTCGGTGGTTGAACGCCAACAAACTTCTGAGCCACTTGACCATCCTTTAAGATTAGGATTGTAGGAACGTTTCTAATTCCGTAAGTTGCTGCCAGGTCTGATTGCTCATCCACATTTATTTTCTCTACCGGAACCGTCTGTCCGATCTGTTCCATTATCGGTGCAAATTGCTTGCAAGGAGAGCACCACGCAGCCGAAAAGTATAATATTTTTTTCATTTTTATTTTATGTTTTTTTGTAATCCAAAACCTGTAGGTGATATTCCTAAAGTATAATTATCTGCCTGTATGTTGACTTTAGCATATTGTAACCAGACTTTATCTTTTTGCCCTTCTTTCCCCGGTTTGTCAAACCCTTCAATATGTAACTGATCAGGTTGATGTTCTTTTATGAACTGATTTACAGCATGAACAACAGTGGAGATTATTTTAAAGAAGTGCTTTGTGTCTGTTTTAAAAGCCTGTGAACTGAAACCGTTTATTACAAACTCCACTTCAAAGCTGTTAGAGCCTTGTTTAAACCTGTGGAACCTAACATCAATAGTATTTCCTTTATTATCTTTAAAGATTGTTATGAACATATGCCCGCGATCTTCAAAGTCAAAAGCCTCCTGGTAAGGAGGTACAAGTTGTCCGATTTCTAGAAGTTTCTGTTCTGATTCGTTCAGGTTTTGTTTGTAATTTAAGTAGGATTGTGCCATTTTCTTTATACTAATTCCTCTATAATACCTACTAGTTCAGATATAATTAAAATAAAGACTCCAAGGCTTATGCTGTAGAGCAGAGCTCCGTAGCCAGTTAACCTGATAGCTGACTTTAAGAAGCTGATTGTTTGATGTAATTTTGGATCTGGTTGGTTTATAGATCCTGCTGTTAAGTTTTTAATTTTTTTTATCATGTTTAGTTCTACTTTAATTACTTTTTCAGGGTCAATTTTTATTTGTCTCATATTTTTCTTACTGTGTAATTTTTCAAAGGTCCTCTGCTAAAAGGTTTTTTTCTGTTAGCTGCTACTCTAACTCCATTAGAAGTTACTTCGTACTGTTCTGCTAATTTTTCAGCTCCGACTGTTTGAGCTACTACTACTCCAGCAGGATCAATAAGTTGAAAAATATTGTAATAACCATGTTGTAGTTTAGCTAAAGTTATTTTATCATGCTGTGCTTTTTTTTCTTCTCTTGTACGTGCATTTAAAGTTGCTTTTATATTTGCTTTCAAAGTTTCTATATTCTTATGCAACGTTTCTTTCTGCCTACTCCTCCAAACTTTAACCTCCTCCGGATTATCTTTAAGATAAGCTTTATAGCTACTGCTTCTTCTTTTACTAATTTCTTCTTTTCGTTCTGGAGAAAAATACTTAGTTACGTGGCCGCCTTCACCGCCTGGTGCTAAGTTGTAACAATTTAAATTTTGTTTATGTATGTTAACGATGCGTCGCTCCCAGTAATTTAATTCTTGCTCGGTTAAGCAATATAGAAGCATTTCTTTTTTAAAGTTTTCTTTTCCGTATTTTTTAATTGCTTGCTTCAATAATTTACCTGAGCCGAGATACTCATCGTCAAAACATCCTTTGTGCTTACCAATATAGTATTTGCTGTTTTGTAAATTTGTGGTTTTATAAATGTAGTAGTACATAAGGTAGTTCTTCTTTATTATAAATAGTTCGGAACTACCTTTCTATTAGGCACTACTGTATTTTTATTTATTTAAAACTTCTTCAGCATGTCTCTTTGCAACTTCCCAGGTGACTGGTCCTGTTTCATCTTCATACTGTACCGGGTCGGGGCGTCCTAGTTTTATAAAAGCCTCTAGTCTCTCTATAGATGAAGCGGATTTATAGTCTGAATTTCCTGATGGGTATGGTTTATAGGATGTGTTTGTTTTCTTATAGACTTCATCAAAGTCAATATGTAAAATATCGCAACATTTTACCCCATCTTCTAATATACCAAATTTATCTGTATGTAGATACGGAGTGTGGTAATTCACTTTTTCTGAATCCCAATTCCCAAGCTTAAATGCAAGTTCATCTGCATCTCTAAACTCCTGTCTGCAGTCTGGATATACTCCGAAGTCCCCAGCATGAATACCTAGTGCAATAATTGCTTTTGTATTATTCTTAACAGCTACCGATAATGCAACTGCCTGAATGATTGAACTAAAGATTTTATTCCTATTAGGTACAACAGTTGCTTTTTGATTCTCTTCAGCGTAATGTCCTTCCGGAACATCCTCACCGCCTGTAACTAGAGCCGAATTAAGTAATTGACTTAAGCCATCAAGTTTAATTACCTGGTATTTAATTACCGGGTAACCTAAAGCAGGTAACTGTTTATTTAAATATCGAACTAAAGATTCTGCTCTTTCAAGTTCTACTGAATGTTTTTGACCGTAGTCAAAAGATAATGCTGTAACTTCGTAGCCATCTGCTAGTAAACGCAGCAGGAGTGTTGATGAATCCATACCTCCGCTGAGACTGAGGACTCCTTGTTTATTTTTATTTTCGTACATACTTAATTATAATAAATTTTTTCGTTGTTTCCAAAACTGTTTTAAACTTTCTGACATTTTCTGCCGATAAATTTCATCTCGAACACAAGGTGTTCTTGCTCCATTTTTGTAAGCTTTTTTATTCTGCTCTGACATTTTTATTTTTGATTCTACAGAGTGTTTTAGTCCTTTATGGCTATGTTCCATTTTCTTTTTTGACTCTTCAGAATGTTTTTTTCCTGTTCTATATTCTGATATTTTTTGCTTTGTTGATTCTAACCTGGATGTTCCTGTCATTTTTTCTCTGTGAGCTTTAGATGCAGCAACTTTTAATTCTTCATAAATTCGTGAAGTTATTTTAACTCCCAACTTACTCTTACTTGACATTGCAACAAAAGCGAAAGCCCTAGATTTCAAAGAAGGATTGTCCCTATACAGAAGCCAGTGAGCTATAAAATGCTCTCTTGCTGTTAACTTTACTAAGTTACTTTTCTCATTTGTTCCTCCTTCTGATCGGGGAACAATGTGGTGAACTTCTGTATAGGTTTCTAATCCTAATTCACGGTTTTGCCCTTTCGTAACAAGTGCATCATAGTGTTTTTTATAGTCCATAATACACTTGTTTTCTCATTAGAATCCTACTGAATAGATTGTTTTAATAGATAAATCAGACATTTCATACTCAGCTAAATCTTTATCTCTAGCTACTTGAAAATCTACTGATTGTCCATTTTTAGTTTCAACCCACATTTCTTTTAGAAATTCGGTCTTAACGATTTTTTGGTCTTCGTCTCTTGTTACTTTGAAAACTGCTACTTTGTTTTGCATAATTTGATTTTGTGGTGTTAAATTAAATGATTGTGAAATTGTCCCAGCTAAAAGCGAGGGATTAGGAGCATAATATGTTGCTGTTCCTGATGTTGTTGTTAGTACTGCGTTACTTGTACCCGGGATTAAATTACGTGTTTCCATATTAATATTTGTTTGATAAATTAATTATAAATTGTTCTTCTTCTAATGTAAGATAAATTCTTTTAGTATGTAACTTATCTAACGCATTCTTGTAGGTTATATCCTGGAGGTTTTGTTCTCCTACTTCCGGTGAATAACCGGGTACAAAACCATCTTCTGCTAGATACTTTACTAGTTGTTTTTTTTCTCCTGTAGAACATTCACCATAAAAATCATCAACGTCAACATCAACGTCAACATCAACCGCTACTCCCCATTGTGATATTCTTGCCATATTAGTTTTCCTGTCTTTCGATCATTGTTAAAAGCACTATCACTAAAGTAATGTGCGTGGTTAAAGTAGTACTCTGTCCG